CTACATATCCAGAAACTGATTACTTTACTGTACCTGATCTACGCGGTGAGTTTATCCGTGGTTTAGACAGTAATCGTGGTATAGATAATGGACGTGTTTTGGGTACGGCTCAAAGCGATAACGTTAAACAGCATAGCCATAGTTATACTGTATTTCAAGGTCAAATATTTAATGCTGGACCACCCGGTACTGCAACCGCAGGTACAACTAGTCCTTCAACTACTGGCTCGTACCCTGTAACTGCTGGTACACCTGACGAAACCCGTCCCCGTAACATCGCAATGATCGCTATTATCAAGACTTAATTATGACACTTAATTTTCCCTCTAGTCCGACAAGCGGACAAACATACTCTCTTGCTAATGGTGCTACTTATACGTGGGACGGCGAGAAGTGGAAAGCATCAAACATTCCAGACAGCTCTGACGTTGTTCAAACTACTGACACACCAGCTAATGGTGAGTTTTTGAAGTGGGACAACGGTGTGGCTGTTTGGGCTGCTGATAACGATACTACCTACAGCAATGCAACCACAAGTGCTGATGGGTTGATGTCATCTGGTGATAAAACAAAGCTAGATGGCATTGCCACTGGTGCAACCGTTGGCGTCCCTGCAACCGGCGGTACCTTTACTGGTACCGTTGACTTTGACGGTAATGTAACCCAAGAAGTTCAAGTGGTTTCTGCTCTTAACATTGATTGTAGTGCTGGTAACTATTTTACCAAAACAATCAACGCTAACTCTACGTTTACCGTAAGCAATGTACCTGCCACCAACACGGCATATTCATTCACACTAGAACTTACACATACCAGCGGAACTGTTACTTGGTGGACAGGTCTTGAATGGCCTGCAAGTACTGCTCCTACACTTACCGCTGGTAAGACACACCTTTTTGTCTTTGTGACTGATGATGGTGGTACTCGCTGGCGTGGCGCAGCACTTGTAGATTACACGAACTGATTATGTTTGATAAGTTACTCCTTGGCGCTGCCGGTGGCGGCGCTGCCGAACCCGCACCTCCTACTAATCTTGATTTAGATTTAAGTAACATGAGTTACGGCGGTGCTACTACCGAAATTGTTGGATTTCATCGTGATTCTAACAGTAGAAATCCAAAAGGATTTCATTGGAAACCAGATGGTACAGAAATATACGTTGCTAACTATAATTATATTGATCAATACTCTTTAACTACTGCTTGGGATTTATCTACTTTATCACATACCGCTAGAAAAAATACAACTATAGTTAATACTAACGTTTATCCAACTGTTTTACCAGACGGCTCAAAAACAATTGTCAATGGTAATGATAATGGAGAGCATAAAGTTGCAACCCTATCTAATGCGTGGGATATAAGCAGTATGGGTGTGCAATCCTCTACAGGTGCTCTTTCGGTAAATGGCCTACGAAATATTCAAAAAGTAACATTTAACGACACAGGTGATAAATGTTTTGTGACCGCAGAACACTTGCCTGGAATATTAGAGTTTGATCTTTCTACTAATTGGGATATAACTAGCGCCACATTTAATGGGGATAACGATTCCTTTGTAGATTTATATAATTATACAGGCGGTAGTGCTTCTAAACACGGTGTGGTTTTTAAATCAGATGGTTTAAAAGTTTTATTTGTTGTAACAAGTGTTAGACGTTTGTATAGTGCAGATCTTACTACTGCTTGGGATTTAGGCACTCTTACTAACATAAAATACCAGAATTTAAGCTCTCTTAATGCTGATCCAGAAAACTTAAATGCTAAACCAGATGGTTTAAAAGTTTATGTAGCAGATGGTAGTGATAAAACAGTATATGAATACGATTTAAGTACTGCTTGGGATGCAAGCAGTATGTCAACAACTCCATATGCTTTAAACGTATCAACTTATATTACAAGCTCTAGTTTTTCTAGTTGCTCTTTTAAGTCTGATGGGACTGCGTTGTATGTTGGTAATTGGTACGATAAAATACATGAATATACGCTCTCTTCGGCTTGGAGCTTAAGCAGTGCAACATATAATCGAGCTTCCCCTACTGGACTATATATTGTTAGACTTAGATCAATAGATTTTTTTAACAATGGTTTAAAAGCATTAATTATTGATGAAGACTATTTATACGAATATTCTTTGAACACTGCGTACGACATTAGTACTATTAACAAACCTTATATTCAAAGACGACCACTTACTGACTTTTCAGGTACTAATAATCTCGCTCAATGGACTAATGGAACATATCTATTTCTTATAGATTCTGAGCGTGTTTTAAAAAAATTTTCCTTTGGCACAGCATATGACATATCAACTTTGTCTTATGTTACGCAAAATAAAGTAGTAGATTTACGCAAAGCTTACGCTGAAAATCATCCTAAAGCCGGTGGTAATCTTACCTGGTTTTTAATGAGCCAATACACTTGGAATGCAAATGGCACAAAACTGTATGTAGGGTATATTGTACAAAACAGCAAAAGTGGAATTGCAGTTTTTAATTTAAGCACAGGTTGGGATTTAAATACGGCTAGTTTTGACTCTTTTAACGAAGAAGACCCAACTACCCATAATAACAGATCCAATTTTAGTTCAACTGTTAGCCTTCCTCCAAGAGATATAAGTTGGGGAGCATCTGGTTCAAAATTTTACATGATGGGTTATATCTCAACTTTTTATGAATTAAGTGCCTCAACTAATTACGACATAAGCGCTTATACAGCAGCTTGGGATTGGCCAACAGACATACAAGCATTTGAATATGATAACCGGTGTTATGGCTTTTGGGTTAAACCAGATGGTACTAAAATTTACATAGCTGGTGATTATAGTGATAAAATAAACCAATATAATTTAGGCACTGCTTGGGACATCAACACAATGCCATATAACCCAAGCTCTCAATTTACAACCTCACAAAATTGGAAAGGTTTATTTTTTAGCAGCGATGGCAGTACTTTTTGGGCTTCAAATGACACCTATGATTCTGTTGATGAGTATAGTTTATCAACTAATTGGGAAATAAATACGGCTTCTTTTGTGAAAAGACAAACTGAAAGTGCCATGGGTTTATCCATTACTCCAGAAGGACTTTGGTTTAGTACTGATGGCTATAAACTTTGGTTACTTTCAGGTGTTACTATTTACGAAGTCGGTCTAACCAACGCTTGGGACATTAGTACTGCAAGTGCTACTGGTGCAACGTTAACACTTACTCCACCTTCAGGTGACAATCACAACAGTTTTATTTTCAGTGAAGATGGTAAAACAATTCTTGCTTTAACGTGGGGAGGTACATTACATAGATACACAGCTTCAACAGCTTGGGATACAGCTAATTTTAGCCTTCACTCCACAAATTATTTACCAGTTGGAGGGGGATATAATTATTCGCTACATGCTCCAAGAAATGGTGCGTATTTAATGCTGGCTTCTGGAAATTATCCCAATAAAATTACAAAACTTAATTTAACGTAAACTTATGTACGCAAAAATAGTAAACAATGAAGTTGTAAAATATCCATACGGTGTTTTAGATCTACAAATTGACAATCCTCAAGTATCATTTTCGCTACCATTAAATGAAAATGAATTAAACGTTTACAACGTAGTGTCTGTAGTTGAAAGTCAAAAACCGTCTTTTAACTCTAATACCGAATTTTTGGATTACAATGTTGAGTTAGTGGACAACGTTTGGACTGTTGTTTGGAATAAACAACAACGTTCTGAGGAAGAAGTTACGCAGATTATGCGTCTAAAACGAGATAACTTTTTAAAAGAATCCGATTGGACGCAACTATCTGACGCCTCTGTAGACGCCACTGCTTGGGCTACATACCGACAAGCACTGCGCGACCTTCCATCCCAATCAGGATTTCCTTTTAACATTACCTGGCCTACCCAACCATGATCACCCTTATTCGACCAATCCTTTTCTCGTTTGTACAATCTGAAAAGGTAAAACTTTTGATTGTCGATCTGCTTACCAAGTTGGCAGAAACTACTGACAACGAAATTGACGACAAAGCCGTTGAGTTTATTCGTAACGGTTTGTTCCCCGCTCCTAAACTCTGATGCCTAACTTAGGGGAACCACCCGCATTCCCCTCTATACGGCTCCCAGAGGCGCCTGTATTACCCCGTCCAGTACTGGAGGTACCACGAGCTAATCTACCCTCCTACAAGCCGCTTGTGGTGCCTCCTAGCGACCTTAGACCACCGCCAGGGATACAGGCAGATGCCAAAGAAGAACCACCCAAAGGGGAATCACCTAAATTACCTTCACCCACTCTACCCAAAATACCGGACATACGTTACTTTGACGTGCCTGGTACTGAATTAGAGGTACCCTTACCAAGTAATGAAATACTTGTTACTGCAGGTACGACTGCAACTGTTTCCGTTGTAGCCACGCTTACAGCAACTGCGGTATTCAAACGGACAGTGCAAGTCTTGAAACCAATTGTCAAGAAACTACTGACTCGTAAAAAAGAATGATTGAAAACACAAAAAACATGTTTCACAATTTTTTTAGTGAAATAGTTAAAGCCTTGGTACTGGTATGGAGTGCAGGAGTACTTACAGCATCTTATATGGGGATGCTGCAAAAAATGGATCCTACGTTTGTAGCGTCATTGCTTAGCGGTACGCTTGCATCGTATGGTATTTCTCGTGTTGACAAAGACAAAAAGGAGATTAAGTAATGAAATGGATTATTGCTCTATTGTTGTTAGCACCTTCTGTAGCTAAAGCGCAAACTGTTACTCCTCAATTTACACAAGGCAGTATGCAGTCAACGACAACGACTACACAAACTATCACTGAAACCGTAAGTACAAAAGTATATGGAGGAGATTATTCCTCATGGTCTGGAACAAATGTAACCCCTTCGGGGAACATCGCGGATCCCGCAACCACCTATTCAGTAACGAATGCCGGAGAGCAGTTTCAACTAGAGCTAGTGACTCGCGCAGCAGGTGTAGTGGAGGAAATCGACGTTACACGCAATATCTCTACCAGTTCTACTACTACCTCGCTTTCTGTGTTCTCGCAGTAACACCGTTACGTGCGGAAGAACCAAAAGTTCAGAACACATCTAATCCAGTAGCAGCAGCCACTGGCAACGTAACCAATCAAGCAGTTCAGTTTCAAAATACTGGTGCACCTTCACGTCAATACTTTGCTGGTAACAATTCTTGTAACGGATCAACTATGACCGTTTCACCTTTTGTCATGGGTAATGACACCAAGCCGTATCAAGACGAAGGTTATGTTGTCAACTATAATTGGGGTATGCAACTTAATTTTAGTGTACCCCTTGATGGTGGTATGGTAGAAACGTGTAAACAAATAGCAAAACGACACGAACAAAAGATGCGTCTTGACTATGAACTAGTCAGAGCACTTAAATGCACAGAAATTATGAAAGCGGGGTTTACATTCCGTCCTGGCTCAAGAGTTGAAGTCTTGTGCCATGATATTGTACCGATTGTAGCCTTAAATGAAAAAGAAAGCAACTGAAGACCAATTTAATGAGTTGCACAATCTTGTTACTAGTGAGTTTTTGAGTCGGATTAAATCTGGTGAAGCTACTACTCAAGATTTGAAAGCAGCTTGTGATTGGCTAAAAGCTAATGACATTAGTGGTATTGCTTATGAAGGTAACCCACTTGATAAGTTAGCTAGCGTAATCCCTCAAGTGGATCCTGAACTTGTAAAGAGTAGACTCTATGGCAAAAGGTAAAACAGCGCAACACTACGCTAAAAACGAAGCATCTAGACTTAAGCACGTACGAGACAATTCACCCGGTGGCAAATATGCACATTCAAAAGCATACAAACGTGAACACTCTAAAGCCCGCCGCGCTGCCGGTATTATGGGTAAAGGTGGTCCCGACATGAGCAAAAAGAATGGAAAACTTGTCAAAGAAAGCCTTAAAATCAATCGTGCACGTGGAGGTGCCAAACGTAAATGACTCCACTTCTGCCGACACCTGATCACTACTTACATCATTTAATGACCATGACTAGCTCTGAAGCAACCCGTCTTTGGCGTAAAGCCGTGAAGGAACTTTTCGACTGTACATGTGTTTATTGTGGAAAATCTTATGAATTACATGAACTTACTCTTGATCACGTTAAGCCTCGCTCTCTTGGCGGGG